ACTGACATTCAACAGTTCAAACCAATGCCTGCTGGAAATCTTGCGAACACTGATGCTGCTGATGCTGCTCTGAAGCTTACTTTGGATAGCAAGGCAGAATTATCTGTGGATTCACGTACAGTGGGTTTGGATGGAACTGATGAAATGGGTATTCTTGATTATGTGAAGCGAGAATCTTATTTGACTCAGTTTTCTTGGACTCCAGATGCTGGTGCGGACACTTTGTTGTGGAACACGCGAGTGTTGCCAATGCAGCTCGACAACATTAATGGAGAAATTCATATGACTCCATTGGCTCACATGGCCAGTGTTTTCGAGCGGTGGCAAGGTTCGCTTAAGTTCCGATTTCAGATTGTCAAAAGCGATTTTCACAAAGGTCGCATTTTGGCGAGGTGGGATCCGAACCAGTTCACATCAAGCGTTGATTACAATACCAATTATTCCAGAGTTATTGATATCGCCGAAACAGACGATTTCGAAATTGTGGTTGGTTGGGGCCAATCTGTTCCATGGTTGAGTTGTGGGCAGCCTTATGACACTGGATCGAATTTTTCCAGTGTTGCAAGGTTGCTTAACAATTTAGGCCAAGGAAATGGAATTTTGGAATTGGTTGTTCTCAATGATCTTGTGTGTCCTAGCATTGACGCACCCATTAGTATCAATGTCTTTGTTTCTGCTTGTGACGATTTCAAGTTGGCAGCGCCCGGCAACAATGACCTTAGTGGTTTTCATTTGTGGCCCGCGCCTTTGCCATCGCAGAGTGGAAACCCCAATGTTGAAACTGGGGATACCACTATGTCTGACAAACCAACTTCTCCGTCTGAAATGATGTCGATTGCCAGTAAATCAGATCAAGAAGATGCCACTTACCTAGTGTACTATGGTGATCCTCCGTGTTCCATCAGAGAATTATGCAAGCGCTATTGTTTTACTCGCTATTGGTATCCAACCAAAGCTAGTGTAGACGCGGTGCGCATTAACGGTCTGAGGAACAAGAATTTACCATATCACACGGGTTATGATCCTAATGGAATTGATATTGC